TGGTACAGGAAAGATACGAGGGGCAAAGAGCGGCGGTATCCAGGCAACACAGACGTGGAGAACCGTGGCACTGGCAACCGGAGAAGAACCACTATCAACAGAAACATCGCAGACAGGTGTAAGCACCCGTGTGCTTGAAATATATGGCGGACCATTTGACGATGAGAGGGAAGCCTCCGTCATGCATCAGCAATCTGGAATGAACTGCGGATGGGCGGGGCCGGCTTACATCGGAATGCTCCTGCACACAGATGAAAGAAGCATCACGGAGAAATACGATGAAATGATGCAGTATGTGTACCAGATCAGTAAAGGAAAGAGCGGATCACACATAGCGGGCATCGCAGCGGTGGCACTGGCAGACGCAATCATCGACACATGGGTATTTAATAACGGAGAATGGCTGAAACGGTACGAAAATGGAGAATTTGATACGGAATCAGCCAAAACAAACACGGAAAACCTGCAAATCGACCCGGAATCATGGGAAAGAGCCAAAGAGATGGCAAGGAACATCCTGCAGGAGCAGATGAACGCAGACACCGGAGATGTAAACGAGAATGCCACGCAGTACATCGTGGACTGGATACTGTCAAACAAGGACAGCTTCGGAGAGAAAGCCTTCGGAACGTGCCTTGGCATGATCCAGAACAAGAACGCATACATCTTCCCATCCATGCTGACGCAGGCACTCACGAAAGCAGGGTACTCATCCAGAAAGACACTGAAATACCTCGCAGATAAGGGTCTGATCGGAGTATCAGTCCTTAAGGATGGCAGCACCAAGAACTCCGTAACAAAATGGTTTAACAACCGAAACTGTCGCTTTGTGGAATTCCACCTGGGCGACCTCGCAGAGGAAAAGGACCCATTACTGGAGGAGGAAGAAATCGCAGAGCAGATGAAACCGCAGCAGATGAATCTGCCGGGAATGGGTGACGGATGGCAGACCATACCCGATGAGGAAGCAGATAAGCTTCCGTTCAATTAGTCACAGAATTTGCGATTTAGTCACAAAAACCATGGAGCAGAAAAAATTGTGTGACTGGAAATTATGTGACCAAAATCGCTAAAAAGTTATAAAAAAACTTAAAAAACCGCACACCTAAAATTAGGTGTTTAGTTAGGTGTTCGGTTAGGTGTTTAGTAAAAAACCCAGTAAAATCAAGGCTTTTAATAACATCTAAACACCTAAAACACCTAAATCACTATTTTTATTGTATTTACGGAAAATTGTGTGACTGCATGAAGGGTTAGTCACAGAAATCACTAAAAAAACATGGTGTATTTCAAAAATTAGGTGTTAGGTGTTTAGTAACCCCGATAAAGCCAGTAAAATCAAGGGTTTCACACTGAACACCTAAATGAACACTTAGGTGTGCGGTGGAAAAATTGGGCATTAGGTGTTCGGAGAAAGAAAGGGTGGTGCGAATGGAAGATGAAAGCATCCAAAAGGATGAAGAAAAGCTGAAATCGCTACTGGAGACACTGAAAAAGAATGACGAGAATGTGCCAAAGGAACTCCTAAAGACCAAGTACAAGAAACCGTACCGGGAACTGAAGGATAGCATCAAGGAAGTAGCGGATCAGATCTCCGGCAGGAGAATCAGACAGGACATCGTTATAAAAAACGATGATGCCGGACAGGTTCTCATAAAGCAGATACAGGAAATGCTTGAGGAAAAACGGAGAGCCGGAACAGGCAAGGAACTCGGCAGGACACTCTACAAGGAATACAGTGTCGAGAAATTCCTACAGGTGGTGGAAGAAATCAGAATAGCAGTCTGGAATCTGTGGATACCTTACTGGCAACAACACTGCTGCTTATACGCAGCACTGGAGTGCTTCGATGAGGACGGACCGCCACCGAAGATTTATAACGATCTGACAAAAGAGTTCCTTGTAGACCAGGAACAGAACATCTGGGAGAAGAAACCAGAGTGGGAATCAGAACAGAGAATGATCATCACAGCCGGAGCGTGCCACATTCTGGCTGAGGGATTAAGAAATAAGGAGGAAGCAGATGGGATGCAAAGCAGCGATACCAACGGATGAGTACCACGGATGGGAGTGTGAAATAACAGAGGGAGCGTGTATGTTTTTACACCCAGACAGTAAAAGATGTGCCAAAGAATATGGCGAAGGACCAGATACAGTAGAACAGGAGGAGCAAGACAATGGATAACAGACAGGTAAACATCAACAGATTTGAAGCAGAGATGGCAAAGGTAACAAGAGACGGAGTGGACAAGCTGATGGCATTTATCAGAAAGAGTGATATGTACGCAGCACCTGCAAGTACCAGATTCCACCTTTCAGTGACAGGCGGACTGCTGCAGCACTCACTCAATGTACTGGATGCACTGAGGGCGAACCTCACAAAGAACGATGACGGCACATACTCATACGAGGTCGCAGGAGTTCCGGCAGCCAGAGTGACAGAGGAAAATGTGATCATCATGGCACTGCTCCATGACATCTGCAAGACCTACTTCTACACAACGGAAATCAGAAACCGCAAGGTCAATGGAAAGTGGGAGCAGTACGAAGCATTCGCAGTGGATGACAAAATCCCATACGGACACGGAGAAAAGTCAGTAATGATGATCGAGGAATACATGAAGCTTCAGCCAGTGGAACGATATGCCATCAGATGGCACATGGGATACACCGAATCCGATACCTTATCATTTAACAATGCCATCGACAAGTACCCGATG